TGTTGGTATTCGGCGGCAACCAAGAAGTCACCCAAGCTATAGGAATCAACGATGTGCGTGTGGCAGGTGTGGTCAGTACAAATCCTGCACACATCATGAACTCAGGACTCAAAGCACCTCATGTGGCAGCCGTGGCCTTGACCGGTCGTGTGCCCACCATGGTTGTTGGGCCTGTGGCCAAAGGCGACATGATGGTCACTGCCGGTGGCGGCCGAGCATGTGCCTGTGCTGAACCACGAATGGGTTCAGTAATTGGCAAAGCAGTACAAGACCACCCAGGTGGGCAGGGTACTATTGAAATTGTTGTGGGAAGATTATAATGAGTTACTTAGGCAATACTCCGCAGATTGGTCAATATCGCAAAATGGATTCGTTGACCTTTGATGGTACACAGCAGACATTTGACATCAACATCAGTGGCGTGCCATTCAACCCGCCCACAGCATTTGCCATGATGGTGAGTTTGAACGGCGTAGTACTGAACCCTGGTGTTAGTTTTTCAATATCAGGGTCGCAAATTAGTTTTGCAACACCTCCAGCAGCATTGACACCATTCTTTGGACTCATCTTTGGAGATACGCTATATACAGGTACACCCAGCGACGCCACTGTCACAAACAGCAAAATTGCACAAGGCACAATTAATTACGACCGATTCAGTGTCAACACACAAGCAACGTTGACAGCAAATCAAATCATATTTGGAGTTTAACTAAAATGGCAAGAAAAAGAATATACGAGTACGTATTCACACCAGGCACAGCAGGTCTAGGCACTGTACAGGTCCAAGATCGTATCAACCTGGAGGACTTCTTGGCCATATACGATACCACAACAAACACCAGTATCTACAACTTTGGTGACTCAAGCCAAGGAGGCACAGTGAGTTACAGCACAGGAACCATTGCTGGCTTGCCCAACGCCTATGCAGGTGTGACCACATTGACCTTGGACTTGAACACATCAACATTGAGTGCCAGCGATAAACTGGCCATCTATGTGGAAGATCGCAACATCAGCACACAACCCTGGGAGTTTGGATTAGATGCTATTGGTCGTGCAAGAACCAGCAATCCAGAGTCGTTGATCGACGCTGACTTTGAATATGGCCTGCAAAATACCAAATGGCAAAACGTGAGCACCATCAACAACATTCCTTCATTCTATGAAGATGTTGGTGCTGACTTGGTATACAACACCAACGGCTATGCTACATTTTTGAGCAGTACCAACCTGCTGACCAGCAACGCTGACACGTCAATCAATGCAGCCAATGCTGGAACGTCAGCATTTATCACTAACGATTATGCACTGTTGATCAGCCAAACACAAGGCAACGTCACACCTTTTGTGAGCAGTTATCTCACTGCCAACGTCAACAGTTCAGCAGAACGCACATTTACTGTGGCATCAACCACTGGTGTAAGTGCGTTAGATAACATTATTCTCATAGGCTTGCCTACCACAGGTGGAACTACCACAGCAGTCAGCAACATCACCAGCACTGCCACCACCACAGTCAACGTGGCTGCTGCGGCAGCCGCAGGCATTGTGGCCGGTACCTACATCATTGTAGAAACCAACACTGCTGACATATACGAAGTAATGGCAGTGACCTCAGTGTCTACTAATGCACTCACAGTGGTGCGTCAGAGCAATGGTACAAATCCTGGTGGTGTCAATATCAACACAGGCAACGATGTGTTTGTAGTAAGCACATTGGAAGTGGCTCAAGTACAAGAAGTCACAGACTCAACCACACTGCAACTGAACCGTGGTTGGTACAACATCACAGCAGCCAATTCATATGTGACAGGAACAGTGTTTCAGCGACTGAGCAGCAACGTGGAATTGGTCAAAATGACCACTGTGAGCACAGCAGTCAACGGCACACAAACCATCAGCCGCAGTCAATTCAACACCACAGCACTCACAACTGCAGGCATTGGATCACCCTTGATTCACATGACCGGCATGTTCTACGGTGGATCAAACACTGTGCCCACAGTCACAGTCAATATCACAGATTCTCCATTGGCAGCCAATGACTATGTTAGTACACAGAATACTTCATCAACCAATGCTGAAGGTATCAACATTGTGTTTTTGGGCGAGACCAATAACTTTGCCTACTATCCACGCCGAACACTGGCGGTTGCCCCAGGATATCCAGTGAACCAAGTAGACACATCCATACGTCAAGCATTTCCTTACACTGGCGCCGACTTTGACATTGCATCAGTGGCCAGCGATGGGGCTAATCCCAGTACCATCACTGTGACCACACGGTATGCACATGGCCTGTTTCCAGGATGTCCAATCACTGTGGACATGACTGCAGGTACCAACACCAGTTTCGCCGAAGGCTCGTTTATTATCATTGCCATTCCCAGCACCACAACATTCCAGTACGTTGCTAGATCAGGCGCTGTGGTCAGTGGCAGCCTGGCAGCTGTAATCAACGTGCGAAGCAATGCTGTGTTCCAATCAAGACCGTTTGACGGCGGTGTGCTCATGGGACCAGGCACACCCACACGTGGAGCAGCCGCAACTCGTGTGACCAAAAAATACTTCCGCTACCAATCTGGCAAAGGCATATTGTTCAGCACCGGTACTGTGTTGGCTCCTACCTTGGATGTGGCCACAGTCACATCCAGTGGCACTGCTATCAACAGCAATATCACAATCACCACAGATCTTGAACACGGGCTCAATGCCGGCGCTACTGTTACATTGAGTGGTGTTACCACATCAGGCTATGATGACACTGGGTATGTGGTCACAAGTATCACTAGCGATACTGCGTTTGTGGTACAGGCGCAAAATACACTGGGCAGTGCTACTCCTGTGTTGGGGCAACAACCGCGTATCAACGTAACAGGCTGGCAGGGTGCAAGTATTCGTGCAGGCCTGTTTGATGATCAAAACGGATTGTTCTGGGAAAACAACGGTGTCACAGTGAATGCAGTACAACGTACCAGCACTTTCCAAACAGCAGGCCTGGTCAATGTCAGTGTTGGCTCCAATCTTGTGACAGGCGATGGTAACTGCCGTTTCCAAGATCAACTTAATGTGGGCGACGTTGTGGTGATCCGAGGTATGACACACAGTGTGGCGTCAATCACCAACAACAACCGAATGACCGTGGTGCCCACATTCCGTGGCGTGGCCAATCAAACTCGGGTGAAAATGGCCCTGCGCAACGAAATTCGTGTGCGTCAGGCAGACTTCAACGTTGATCCACTTGACGGCACAGGAGCATCAGGTTTCAACCTTGATGCCAGCAAGATGCAGATGTATGCGTTGGAATATTCCTGGTATGGTGCTGGTACAGTTATCTGGATGTTGCGTGGACAGGATGGCAAATTCAACTGGGCACACAGACGTCCCAACAACAACATCAGCAATGAAGCATACATGCGTTCGGGTAACTTGCCTGCACGTTATGAAGCCATCAACGAAACTCCAGTGAACTCATTGAATGGTGCAATCACAGATATTCAAACCACAATCACGTTGAAAGACGCCACAGACTATCCACCAGCCAGTGTGACATATCCTGCGTATGTGATGATTGACAGTGAAGTCATCAAGTATTCAGGCAAGTCAGGCAACGACTTGACTGGTTGCACACGTGCCGCAACATTTACACAGTGGGCTGAAGGCGCCAGCCGCAGTTATACCAGTAGTGCAGCCGCAAGTCATGCAGACAATGCTGGTGTGATATTGATCTCCAACACCTGCGTACCACTAGTAAGTCACTGGGGTAGTGCGGTTATCATGGACGGTGACTTCAACGGTGACGAAGGCTTCTCATTTGCCTATAACCGAAGCAACTATGGTTTGCCAGCCACAGTTGGTGCTCAACAAGTAGCGTTCTTGATGCGCCTAGCGCCCAGCGTTTCAAACAGTATCATTGGGGATCTAGGCCAACGTGACCTGATCAATCGTGCGCAGTTGACCTTGGAAACACTCACAGTGAATGTGACTGCAGGACGATACTTGATCACAGGTATTTTGAATCCCAACAACATTGACTCAGCCAACACTGTATGGGCTGGCTTGAACAATGCTGGTGGTGGTTTCCAACCCAGCTTTACACAGTTTGCCGTTGCTCCTCGATACTCAGACGAAACCTCAGGTGGTGTACAGGCTGCTCCGTTGAACACAGTGGGCGGTTTCCAACGTTCGGGTGTGATGACCAGTTCTTCTCGACTTAGAACTATTGCCAATTTGACGCCTGTGGTGATATCAAGTTCGGGCACAGGTGCCAACTTGACTGTGCAGTTGCAGGCCTTAAAAACAAGTTATTCAACCACTACCACAAGTATTAGTGTGCAAAACCCTGGTTCAGGGTATGCTGTGGGCGATACCTTGAAGATTCTTGGTAATGTGTTGGGTATGTCAACTCCGGCCAATGATTTGTTTTTGACAGTGGCTGCGGTAGATGCAGACATCACCGGTGGTGAACGACTGTTTTCCATCCCAATTCAAGGAACAGGTATTAACACATTGGACTTGACACAGATCAAGCAGATTGGGCAGAGTTCAATTCCAGGCACAGGAACTTACCCCAATGGACCAGAAGTATTAGCAGTGGTGATCACTGCACTGAGCACATCATCAAACCCAGTGGGTGAGATTCAGTTGAGTTTTGCTGAAAGCCAGGCTTAAATACCAGCAGCAAGATACCGCTCCACAGTGTCTATCTTGCTCTGCACTGCTTCAATGTTCACAGTGGACCACAAGCCAGGATGCATGGGTCTGGGCCATTGACCGCGATCAATCCAGGCATAGCCCATGTGCTCGTCGTTTAACACAGGCACAAATTCATCTGCAACAACACACACCCAGGTGTTGTATTCAAATTGACCATCTGATGATGTGAATTTTTCCAAGGGAACTAGGCGTTGATATTCTGGCATTGAACCCAGTTCCTCAATGCACTCACGTTCCATTGCACCCAGCAAGGTTTCGCCTGACTCTACCTTGCCGCCGGGCAGTCCCCAGGATCCAGGATGTCGTGTGTCGTTACGCAAGAGATATAGATAACGTCCCGTAGCACTGCTACGAAACCAAACTCCCACTGCTTTCAAAGTACCAGCCTCCAGGTGCCTCCGGGGTACACACCTTGATAACTTTTTACCCAGGCTTCTCCAGTCCAACGATACTGTATGCCAGTGTTGATGTTGGTCACATACTGGGCGTCAGTTTGGGCAGCAGCCAAGAATACCACACGCCAATAGTTGTTTGAGTATTCAATGATGTCATTGGCATGAGCAACCAACGGTCTGCCATTGGCTCCCACCCAGTCTGTGGCCGGAAATGGATTGTCAGCAGATCCTGTGTCCTCTGTGAGCAAATATCTCACACCTTCTAGCACAGAATCTTGTGGCCTTGGACCAGATACCAAGGGATTGATAATGGCATCAATGGGATCCAGAGTGTTTTGCGGAGCAGTGTCAATGTCAACATTGTACAGCATGAATCGGTCATCATTGGGGTCCAGTACCACAGTGCCCACAACTTCGGTGCCATCTGGTTGTTCCAATCGTATCTGACTCACACCTGGGCGCAATACACCATACATGCCCACCACTGCTGGCCACAACAAGTTGCTGTCAGGCACAATTTCGGTGGGAGTCAGTGTGTCATTTTCAGGTTCTTCTGCTAGATATTTTTGCTGTAAAACTTGAAGGGTCATAACTCCGCCGTTGTCAATCAACACAGTGGCATAGTTGAAAGGAGTTATAACTTGTCTTGTGCCCAACAACAAGTCACTGTTGGTAATGGCATTGACCAAATCGCCTTGAGCATCGTACATTGATGCCACAATGCGTTCCACCACACCCAGTTTCTTGACCTTGGCCGGGCTACTAATCCATATGGGCATGCTGAATGTCAAGGTGGCCACGTCAATGGGATTTTCTGTGCCAATGGGTATGCTTCTGCTGGTCCACACAGTTCTATCCAGGTACATGGTGCTCAAACTGGTCCAGTCAATAAAGTTGTCTGTGCTTTGTATTTCCAAGGCAGGATTGAACAACGTGAGTATTTGTTCCAACAACTGCAACTTTTGATTGGTGTTTGATGTCCATATGTCCAAGTTGATGGTGAGTTTGAATGGAACAGGCATTAGTCGTTCCACAGTGAATGCATTGCCTTGTGTGGTTTCGTAAGTTTCTGTGCTGGGGTCATAGGTGCGCTGACGCACATTGACCTTGCTCACAAAGTACGGCTCTTGCATGCGGCTTTGTTCATAGTCCAGGCCAGTGATGTAAAATGTCATCAACGGAGTTGAAGGCAAACTGTTGCGGCTGTTTTCCTGTATGATGGTTTGTGCATTGCGGCTGGCATCACCATAACGCACAGGCACACGCAACAAGGCAGCGGCATTTAC